GAAGCCAGAAATACGTCGTCGCTGATGTTTCGTCAGCTGGACGCACCGTCCCAAACCCGATGTCAATGTCACTAACCGCCTTACCCATTCCGAAGGCGTTAGGTCCACCGCTCATACTGATCTGAGTGGTTTTTTCCCGCTCCAGAACCAACGCCTTTTTCACGTCGGCGAGCAGGATATATCCGTTGTCCGTGGGATGCTCTTTGTCGTCGATAGCAAACCCTTGGATGAGAAGATCGAAATCCCCACGCTGAACTTTGCCGCCAGCAGGCGTCGGCAAGGAGTCGAGCGGGATCGGTGTTTCGAGGATCGACACCATCGGGAGCGGGTCATTGTCCCCGAACACAAGGCGCCCACGGAAGACCGAAGCTGACAGATCGCTCTTATACCCATTAGCCGGGGTGATCGAGCGCAGACAGTTTGTGACGGCATCGAGAAGACGAAGCCGGAAGGGGCGACTATAGGACATCCTGAAGCTCCAACTGACGGAAGAACTCAGTCTCGAAGAGCGCCTTGATGTCGGGCGTCTGGTCAGGCCAAATACCTGACTTTCGAGAATTGTAGAGCGCCTGAGCCACGGACGGGCCGTAGAGCAACCAGAACCCGGCTCGAGTGGGTACGGGTGCGTAGGCGTTGTCCGGAGGTAGGCCGTTGCGAGTACGGATCGCCAGCCCCAGGTTTGCCTGTGTATCGGTGTTTCCGCCTACACCCTTCAACTTGACGAGGAAGGCCCCTTTCATGAATCGGGCGACGCCAGGCTTCACAATTACGCGCACGCCGGGTTCTGAACCTTTGCTAGAGCGGCGAGAGGCCACAAACCGGGCCAGTGATGTGCCTCGATTGCGGGCTGTGATCTTTGCTGTCAGATCCTCATTGGCGTATTTTGAGACCGACAATCGGCCTTCGGATGGGGCTACGTAGCTTGCTGGGAAATTCAATTCACGGCGCACGCGGCGAGCGCTCTCCGTGCGTGTGCGATCTGCGGCGCGGTTTACGGCTCGTTGGGCGGCCTTCTGTACGGCTGGAGGCAGATTATCGTATTTCTCGATAACGCCGCGGCTATTGAACACCACTACATAATCACGGAGCATCATAATCTCCGGGGACAGGAAGGCCAACCGTTTCAGCAGTACGCATGCGGGAAACTTCTACGGTGATGTAATCACCGTCTGCCGGTAGAACCGTATCGATACGATAGGCCTCGCCGGGAGAAATCGAGATTACAGCCAATCGCGCTGGAGCGGCGACCTGGCTCTTGCTCAAAATGATTGTGGGGACGTGTTCATACCGCTCGGAATAGCTGAGGCTGGTCCCCTTCATGTCGCCCAGCTTCTGGACGGTATCGTGGACTCGGACTTCCACGTCGACGGGACCGGCGGCAGGCGCGATGTAGTACGCACGCACATTCATGTGCGCGTGTACGCTGTCTCGCATCTGCCGCCGAATATCCCGGAAAGTTGGCATTAGCCTACGACATCCTTGGCTTTGGCCGCACCCTTACCTTTACCCTTGCCCTTGGCAGGTTCGGCAGGCTTGGTCTCGGCAGGCTTCTGGTCTTCCTGCTTTGTTTCAACAGGATTCTCTTCAGTCTTGGTCTCGGTCTCAGGCTTTGCGTCGGCGTTGGGTGCGTCTGCATTACCTTCGATCTTAACTTCCTCGACCTTGGCGTCGACGAGTACGACTGCGCCGCGCTCCACCAGAGCGGCGGCTTCGCGATCGCTGAGTGAGAACTCGGCGCCCGGGTTGTGGATCTTGGTTTCGCCTTTGGCGTCCACAGCGTGGATGCTGTGCAGAGCTTTTACTTTCACCATTTCATGGGTTCCTCATCAAAGGGTTGACGGAATGGAGGGGGATCGCTCCCCCTCCTAACCGATTTATGCCAGAACAGTCGCCTTCAGCGTGTTGTTCGGGTTCACCGGAACCATCAGCGGAGCCGACTGGGTCAGGATGTTCGTCACAGACGGATCGTCGCTGTTGAACATCTTCGGGAAGATCGGCAGCGGGCGCATCTGCGACGCGAGGTCGAGGATGGCACCGAAAGCACGAACACCCATGACGTTCGGACCGGTCAGAACGATATCCTTCTCCGACATGAACGGAACGGCCGAGCCGTCGTCCTGCTGGTAGAAGTCGCTGTAGACGTACAGGTCGAGGCCGTCGATGTTACCAACGTACTCAACATATTCGCCAGTACGCAGGCCGGTCTTGAAGGTTGCGTTGGTGCCGCGAACTTGGGTATCAAGCTGATCCTTGAAACCGGCGTTCTTCGACATAACGTCCCAAACCGCTGCGCCAATGGTGGCACGATTTACCGGGCCACCGAACTTCGCACGACGAACACGGGAGATCCAGGTGTTCAGGTCGCCGAGGATGTCGGAGCTGGTAGTCCAGTAGGTGCCGCTGGTCAGAGCAACAGTGTGGGCGCTGTCACGCTGGAAGTCGACGACACGTTCCGGATAGGCTTCGCCAGACAGGGTCACGCGACCATCGATGATCGCACGAGCAGCCAGCCATTCCAGACGACGCAGGATCGCCTTACGGTGATCTTCGGCAATCTGGCCTACAACCGCGTTGTAGCGCTGCATCGGATTCTGCGACACCGAGCCGGGGGCCAAGTTGCCCGGGGCGCGACGGATCAGACGATCCGGACGAACCGGATCCTTCACCTTCACGTATGCCGGCTTCAGACGGGTTACGGTCGAACCTTCGCTGAAGATCGGCTTGCCCTGGGCCGATGGAGCCACGAAGGGAGCCAGCTTGCGGGTTTCAGTCAGCTTCTCGAAATCGATGAACTCGGTGTCGAAAGTGACTTCGCTGTTGAAGCACAGATCCAGCCAGTAGCTGGATACCGGTTCTGACTGCTGCATGACACCCAGGAGGGTGTCGGTATCGTACAGTGTGGGTGTAATCGCCATAATTTACTCCTGACGTTGATGGTTGACAGATTAAGGCTGCGGGTAGGCGGCCTTCTTGATGAAGATGCCCTTGCCTGCGTACTCGAACGCCGCCTTCTTCTTGGCGTCGGTATCGTAGGACGAGTCCCAGATGAGAGCGTCCATGTTGAACACGCCGTCGCGGAAGATCGATACGTTCTTGGCAGTCGCACCGGCAACAACAGCTGCCGTGGTGATACCAATTGCCGGTACGCCGCTTGCCGGGGTGGCGTTGTAGGTGGCCTTCACCAGCTTGCCGCTGGAGTCAAAGCCTACAACACTGAACGCAGGCAGACCCGCTGCCGCAACAGCGTCAGCAACCACTTCATCGGTGGTTACGGTCGGCGCAGTGCCAGCCAGCAGGGGAACAGTCTTGAACGAGTCGGTCAGCAGCGTTGCCATACCGAGGTCGGTGGTGGGGATCAAAGTAGCCATAGTGGTCTCCTCGATTGGTTAGTGTTGACCGTTACTTCAGACCCTTAGCGGCCTTGAGAGCAGCTACGATCTGGTTGACCGGGGTTTCAGCCTGAGCCGGGGCGTCTTGACCCAGTTCAGGATTGCCGCTGGCAGTCATCGCAGCGTCAAACATGGCGCCAGATGCCTTCGCCTCGACCTTGCTCTCAGGGAGCGTGGCGAGGAGACTCTTGGTCTGCTCAACCGACATGTCCGAAGACACGGCAATGTTGAAAGCAGCTTCACGGCGATTCGCAGCTTCATCCAGCTTCATGATGCTGGCAATGCGCGAACGCTCGGCAGCCACACCTTCAGCGTGGCCTTCCTTCTTGCCTTCGGCACGAGCCTCGGCGCGGGCAGCGTCAAGCGTGGCCTGATCGACAGCCCCTGTGTCCTTATCTTTGGACATTGTGGTCTCTCCTTGTTGGTTGTTGAGATCGATGGCGAAAGCCATCAGGCTATCGTCAAACGAGCCGATTTCATCGGCCAGCCCGATCGACAGTGCTTGCGGGGCGGTGTACGTGAGGGCTTCGGTGTCCCGAACTGCCTTCTCGTCCATGCCCCTATTCCGCGCCACAGTGGCAACGAAAATATCGTAGAGATCGTTGATTTCAGTCTGGATACGCGCCTTGGTGTCCTTTGCCAGAGGCTCATAGGCGTTGCCATCAACCTTGTGCTTACCGGCGAAGATGAACGTCACCTTGACGCCGATCTTGTCCATCATCTGGCTCATGTCCATGTGCGAGGTGACGACGCCGATCGAACCGACACCACCGGTGCGAGCAACAGTGATCTTCTCGGCCGATGAAGCGAGAGAGTAGGCCGCCGAATAGGCGTCTTCATTCACGAAAGCACGAATCGGCTTATCGCCACGGGCAGCGTAGATCTTGTCGGCCAGATCAAAATTCCCGGCGACCATACCGCCCGGAGAGTTGACGACGAGGGCGATGCCTTTGACTTCACCGTCAGACAGGCCGCGATCAAGAGCGCGAGCGATGTACTCGTAACCGGTCGCGAACGATCCGTACTGATACGGGAAGTTATTCAGCAGAACACCCTGAATCGGGATCTGCAGGATGCCCTCTGTGACGACGTACGGGCGAAGACGGGCAGACGCAGACCAGAAATCATCGGCGCCGGACATATT